TACAACAACAATTACAAAAGGAGGAGTAATGGAAGGTATTAATGATGCAGGTGAAAGCACAGATATATCTGTAGCTGACACCTTAAAACAACGAGGTAATCGTTATGGTGAGTTTAAAAATCATGCTGCACTTTCACAAGAATTTAAAGATATATTTCATGCTCATGTTGTAGACTACGGACAACCAGCAGAGTTTACACCTGTAATGACAGAAGCTATAGAAATGATATTTCATAAAATAGCTCGTATTGCAAATGGTGACCCTGCTTATGATGATAACTGGAGAGATATTGCCGGTTATGCACAACTTGTCGTGGATGAATTACAACAATGACAGATTATGAAATTAAACAGAAAATTGAACGACTAAAATTATCTGAGGCTCCTTTAGAAATAAAGGATGCTGCCATACAAGAGTGGGAGGCTAAACTATCAACTAACTCAGCAGAGACTATTGCACAACAACAGTTAGTTGATAGTATGCCAGACTATAGTGATATAGGAGACTAATATGGATACAGAAATGATTATTTTAGTAGGTGTTTGGGGTAATTTTATACTCCAGTCAGTATGGTTTTTTAGAACCAAAGATAAACATTAAAGGATTAGTATGAAATTCGGAGGAGCATTAGCTGCACTTGAGAATGGAAAGAAAGTTGCTCGGACAGGTTGGAATGGTAAACGTATGTTTATATTCTTGGTTCCTGGTTCAGAGTTTAAAGTAAATCGTGCACCACTACTAGGTATTTACCCTGAAGGTACAGAGATTAGTTATCAACCACATATTGATATGAAAACTGCAGATGATACAATTGTTCCATGGTTAGCTAGTCAATCAGACTTGTTAGCAAATGATTGGGAAGTTGTTGCTTTTGCTGAGGAAGAGTAGTTATGAATATGAATCCGTTGAAAACCATATATAAATTCAACCAAGAAGCTGGGTTGTTAGATAAAGGTTATGATGATGAGCGTGAATGTGCTTATCCAATAGAAGAGGCATTAGAGGGTTTTGTATTAACAGAACTAGCTTACCAATTAGGTGAGGACATAAATGCCAACGCTAAAGAAGTATCTAGAGGTATCATCAACTTAACTATAAATAAAGACGATTTAACAGATGTAGATAGACTCGATAAACATTTAGATGCTATTGTATTTGCGTTTGGGTCAATTTATAAGTTGGGGCTAACACCTCAACAAGCAATAAAAGCTCTTGGTATTGTAATGGAAGCTAATATGTCAAAGTTAGCAGTGGGTACTGATAGTGAGGGTAAACAAATGAAACCAAAAGATTTTGTTTCACCTGAACCAAAGTTACAGAAAATACTTGATGAACGTTAAGCATAACGTCCTTACGGCTGTGCACGGTTGGTAAGGTTGTTCCCTATGTAGAGGAAGAGCGGAATGTAAAAAACTACTACAACATATAAGTGAGTGAGTGAGTTATGAGTGTTTGCCACCTACTCACTATAAACAAAAATATATGGTACAAGCACAGTCTAGGTATTTCTGATACAAAGAGTACCCGTAGAGTGAACTAACGTAACAGTTCTCACATTGACCCAATGAATTAGGGTAAGTCAATTGTATGAGTAACGACTTAAACTATCTTATACAGTAGTCCGAAATAATGGGCAGGGTAGTTATAAACTCTTCGGAGAACTTACCAAACAGTCGAGAGTTCACATCAGGTTATACCTGTTAGACGACTTTAACCTTTGAACATTTTGTGGTATACTACCGCTCAGCACTCTAAAAGACAGGAATTATAGCCGCCTGCTTAGTATTACCGGCATTGGGTGCTACAAATCCAGACTGATTATCTGGTCGCCTCCATTGGTGTAATACATGGCGTAGAAGGGCAACTACGATACTTAAATACCCACATATTCTAGATTAACTTAGTTGGTAAAATAGACAACTGTCAATCATAAGGACTATTAGCTCAGCGGTAGAGCAGACCCTAACGGGTTATGTCCTTGGTTCGAATCCAAGATAGTCCACCAGTGGATACATTCCCAATTGGGTCTGTACGTCACCTTACACAGGAAGGGAATTAGAATTTTCATCCGCAGCCTGTATAAATCAAGAGCAAGGGAAATCCTAACTTTTAAGTTAGTAGAAGTGGGGAAAGTTAAACCCGTCATCTTTAAAGACAAAAACTAGCCTATACTCGGTGTGCGGGGGCTATAAATAGACAATCACCATATACATACCTGGTAACTGGAGGAAGCAGTTATAGTCGAGATTGACTTAAAATAGCTAACTATAATATTGAGCAGAAGAGTTATCACAAAATTTGCCAGTGAGTATTATAGAAGCCAGGGGAGCGAGTAATCGTCCAAAAGCAATAAGTACTTATGGAGCCAAGAACTACAAGTAAAGCAGCCACCAAAAACACGGTAAAAATTGGCAACTTGGCTCTAGTAAGTACTTGAATGAGATTCTATACTAGCAACGGAAATTGTCTAGTAAGTTTATTATCGGGTTCTTAAAAGTTTGATGTTCCCTCATAGTGAAATCCCTGAATGATTGGGTTTGAAATAGCACATAGTAAAAAATCAAGGCTACCACGAATTAGCTTATCCAAATGGAAACTAGCTATGCATGCACACTGTTTGACAACTACAGACAATAAGTTGTAAGGTGATGACTTACATCAAATTTATTCATATAAACTCCTTTTGTTGATTTACATCAATATGTAGTATTGTATTTTTACATCTTTTTTGGTACAATGCTGCCATACTCACCAGGAAACTGGTGAAGTTACCCTATAGCTCAGTTGGATAGAGCAGCGGTTTGCGATACCGCAGGTCGTAAGTTCAAGTCTTACTAGGGTAACCATTTATTGCGTCATAGCTCAGTCGGTAGAGCGGGGAACTGTTAATTCTCATGTCCCAGGTTCGAGTCCTGGTTTCGCAGCCATGGAGAGATATGCAAGTTAGTCAAAGCAGACAGACTGTAAATCTGTTCCCTAGGGTTCGTTGGTGCAAAGCCAACTCTCTCCACCATGTATAGAGTAGTGACCGAGTGGTTTAAGGTATCTGTTTGCTAAACAGACGCAGATAATTCTGCCGCAGGTTCGAATCCTGTCTACTCTTCCATAATTATTGGGGTATCGCCAAGCGGTAAGGCATCACGTTTTGGGCGTGACATTCGTAGGTTCGAGTCCTACTACCCCATCCACAATCAAATAACTAACATTTACCCTTGCTATATGTCCGTAACTCAGCTGGTAGAGTAGGGAATTCCAAATTCTCAAGTCAGAGGTTCAAATCCTTTCGGGCATGCCATACTATTAAAGGGTTCCAAATGTTAGCTTTATTTACGCCAGGCAGAATTAAAATTGCCGTAAATGTATTAATTCTTGTAGGAAGTGTTCTATATGAAATTAATGCATCAAGATACAAGAGGGACTAGTGCCCTCTTTATCCAAATACTTTTGTAGGAAATATTACATCCATTCCAAATGATGGAGTTCTAATAATATCTCGTTCAAAGATATTGGCATCGAATATAGTCGAGCCACCCTCTAAATTTAGTAAGTCATTAAACAATATTGTAAACATTGCATTTACAGGATTATTTCTAAGACTTCTAAACATAATTCTCTGAATTCTAGATGTAAACGAGATAAAGCTTGTAATACCAGTTTGTTCTAGTAATCTAAACTCTCTAGGTATATTTACTTTATAATCAATGAAGTTCTCTAGAGCTTCTTGTGCTGCATCTTCACTCATACTAGTAAGCTCAGTCTTACTTGGTTTTCTTCCATTATCCTTATTAAACTTCTTAACTTTACTATCCATTATATGTTCATAATCAATAACTTTAGCAACTACATCTACTGCTTGTACAGCTGCAGACCCTATAGCTACCATTGAAGTTCCAGGAGTACCTAAAAACTCTTGCACATAAGCACTAATATCTTCCTCTTCTTTAATATCTTTTATATGTTCACCCATTTCTTTTAGGCTTGCTGCCATAGCTTTAGTACTAGAACTTTTAGCTTTTGACCCAAATTTATTAGCTACAGCAATAAGAAGGTCTTCACCGTTAATACCAAATTTACTCATTTTCATTATTGCGTTACCTGCAATATTTAGAGCATCTTTGTCGTCTTTAAATAAGTAATCTAATAGAGTAGATATATCTTTGTGCAACCCACTAATTGTATGTTCATTCTTACTAGATAATTCAATTGCTAGTGACTGAATAAACCCATTAAAGTGTGCTGCAGCCAATGGATGAATTTTAATGTCATTCTCTAGTTTAGCTATACGAGCTACCATAGCAGGAGTTGTTTTTACACGATTTTTAAATTCAGCGTGTAATAATTCTTCTCTTAATTGGTTCAACTCAGTCATTTCATTCATGACTCTTTTAGTTTTTGAGTATATAACATTTACAGGTACATTTCTACTCATTAGATAAGACACATTTGATATAGCATCTCTAGCTATTTTTGTAGGAGCTGTAATAACCCAGTGTATCTTCTGTAGTAAGATAGATTTTTTAAGGATATTAAACGCTTTATTTAATGTTGTACCGGTTTCACCTATTTGAATTTCTTTATAACCTTCGATAAAATCTTTGATGTCTTTACGCACTAAAGTTACTTCACCTTCAAATCCAGCTACATCAGATTTAGCACTAGAAGCAGTATATTTTTTCTGTACTAATTCAGGCATATCAGCTAATGTAGTACCTTTTGGTAATTTAATATACCATAAATGTTTACCTGTTTTTATGTCTTTTTCAATTTTAGTAGGTTTAGTTTTGTCAGAGTAAGTAAATTTATTTACAACTTCTTCTCTAATAGCTTGTGTTTCTAGTAACATCATTCTGTGAGTATGTCCTTTTACTAAGGAATACACAGGATTACGTACATAACCAAGTGTGTCTAATTCATGGTTCTTAAGTATGATTTTAGCTCTTGAACCAGAATTATTAACAGCAGTATTAGTTGATGCTTCAAATTCACTAGGTAGTCTTAAATCTATATTTGGGTCTGTCTTAAGATTAACTCCTGCTCCACCTTGGTAAGATATATCTCCAGCATCACGGTATACAATACCAGCTTGAGTTTTTGTAGGTTTTCTAAGTATTTTCCAACCTAAACCATTAGCCATTACTTGATTAATATTACGAGTAGTTACTACTTTAATCTCATTATTAGTTTCAAATACCATGTGGTTAAGATTACCTGAGTGTTTATCAATTTCATAAGATATAGTTGAATCTAACTCATTATCTAAAGTTTTATTAGCTATAGATATATCTAGTAACTCACTAAATAATTCTTGTTTAGCTTTATTACCATTAATATCCGCTAGTAAAACATCTACATCTTTTATTTTTTTCATTGCGTATAAAGCAGATAGTTTAGATGTTGTATCTTTAATACCTTTAGGTAATTTTAAATCTGTTTTGAAACCAGTTTTAGGTGGTACTTTGTTAATATAAAATTCTGCTAGACCCTCAGCAATAGTGTCAGCATTTTTAAGTTGATTCTTGTTTAGTTTAGGATTACTTTTAATTGTATCAATAGCTTGGTCAATAGTGATAGTACCTGTAAGAATATCTTGTATCATTTTTGGCTCAAGATTAAATAATGGAGTTTCACTTAGTAATGCGTGCATTTGAGCTGTCTCAGAGGCATTAAATAGTTTCTTCATAGATTTCTGTAGCTTATTGATTTCTTTCTGTTCTAGCTCAGCTTTACGCTCTTCTGCGTGAAGAGATTGAGTAATAACTTTATTCATTGCCTTATAGTCAAAGTTATCATCTAAGTTCATATAGATTTTAAGTTTACCTATTAGAGTATTTTCATCCCACTGACGTTGTACAGCGTTAAAAGTATCTCTGTATATACGAGATTTTTTCATCATCTTATCATGATAATCTTTACCTTTAAGTTTATTAGCTGTGAAGTCAATAGATGCATCCAAACTAGACTGTATAAGTTTAGCCATTTTTGCATCAAGATTAACAAATGTATCCGCTATTGGTTGTGTAACTTTATCGACACCCTCAGTCTTTTTATCTAAGTCTGGGGAATACGGAGTATATGTTTCATTTAATACATCAATAAAGTTTAGTGTCTTTGCTGGTGAAGCCTTATCACCATCATATTTAGCAGCAGTAAATGTTTCCAACATTTGACCATATACAGTATTATAAGTCTTTTCATCTAGACCCAATAAACCAAGAATAGTTTCTTTGATTTTATTAATAAGTTTTCTACCAAAAGATACTTTAGATAATTCCTTAACCATTTCAGGATTAGTAAGTGTTGTAGCCATAAACTCATGTAATACATCTGCTTCATCCATAGCCTCAAACTTATCCATAAAGTTTACATAAATGTTAGTAGTAACTCCATCAACATGTTTAGTCGCACTTATACGAGTAAATTGTTTTTTAGCCTTTTTAGCAGTTTCATAAAGTTCTCTAACTTTAGCTGCAAATTTAGGGTCAGTTTCAATTGCTTGAGCCGTTGCTGCATGGACTAATTCATGTACTAGTATTTCTTTACTACCTTTTGAACCAAAGTATAAAGTATTAGAGGCAAGGTCATAATGATTATTATCATTGTATTTTTCATCAATAACAATATTTACATCCGGATTTTTACTAAGTGCTACAAGCCCAATTTTACCAAGTGGTGTATTTTGAAATGTATTAAGAGTATTTACAATAGATTGTTTCATCTCTTTCTGTGTAAAAGTTTTTTTGTTACTCGTAGTTACTTCTTGCTTAGCATTACTATCTTCGGTAACTTTTGCTGTAACATCTGACTCAAGATTACTCTCTGCCACAAGTTTTTTAACTTTGGGTTTAATACCAAAAGATGTTTCAATAACTTCATTACCGATAGCTGCTTGTTTTTTACTAATTATAGCCGGTAATTCAGATTCTAATTTGGCAATCTTATCTTCCATTTTAGCTTTTAATACTGGGTCATTAACTCTATCTTTAGCATATTTTAATTCTCTATAGGCAGCTTCAACAAAGTCATAGTTCTTATTTACTTCCATAATTTGTTTTTTATACTCTACTTCTAGTGCAATAGCAAAAGCAGCAGTTGAACCAACACTATCATGATTAAGCATAAGCCCGTTTTTGTAGTCTTTAAATTCGGGTTTAGTATATACAGCTTCCATAGCTTTAACTAGGATAGCAGCATCTGTCATGTGTTGTAACAGAACTTTAATAGAGTTCATATTAGGAAAGTGTTTTTTAATGGTTGTAAGAGTAGCATCCCCTGTTTCTACAACAGCTTCATTCCATTTTTCAATAGTAGTGCCAAAGTCACTACGGATATTTTCGTAGTTAATAGTATCATTTATATTCTCAGCTTCTAAAGCTGCTAATGGGGGTACTATTTGTATTTGGTCATATTGAGTACCCTCACTAAATCTAGCAGCTTCCAATAGCTCATGGATAGCCTCCAACTCTTCCGATTGCTCTTTAAATAGTTGTTCACCTGTAGTTTCTTCAACAATACTGACTAGTTCATCAGCTACACCCTTTTTCTCAACAAGTTTAGCAATAAGCTTAATACGTAATTCTGAACCTGTAGGTAATTCCTCATCCGGTTTAGTGTTTAGAATAGCTTTCATAAGACCAACATTATTTGTGTCTATAATTTCACTAGTAATCTCTTTAGAAATTTCTAACTTATTATTGTAAGCTGCTTGTCCATAGATAAATTTAGTAAAAGGTAATTTCATCAAATCTCTGGCACCATTAATAACTCCAGTGTCAGGGTCAATAATCTTATGCATTAAGTCTAAAGCAGGATTGTTACGAGCTGCTAATGCATCCATCTCATCCCCAACTTTTTCCTTAGAGGCATCAAGACGCTTTTTAAGTTCAAATGTAGACAACTCATACATATCTGTAAAATCTTTTTCTATCTCTGTTTCAGTACCCTTATCAAACACTCTTTTACCTAGTACTAATTCTTTAGTTACTTCAGCAGCATTTGCAGTTCTACCACTAGCCTGTAGTACGGTTATAAGTGCACCAGAAGCTGTTGCATCAGGTTTGACTAGGAAGTGTGTCTTTACTTGACCATCTTTATATCCTTTACGAATATCATTAATAGCGTTCATATAGTTAGCAACATCCCATGCAGATTTAACTTTACCAATAGGTATAGGTGATACACCCTTTTCCATATCTTTACCAATAGTTAATATAACACCAAGCTTACTAGCTTTAGTATTAGATAGTGATTTAATATATTTATCTACTAAAGCACTCTTAGTTGTACTTTTACCAGTACCAAGAATTTCCTCCATAGTAAGACCAGTTTCATCAATTAGGTAACCAAGCATATAGTCTATTTCTTCTTTACCTAAAGTTTGTACTTCTGGTGAACCAAGAATAGGACGAGCAAGGAAGTTATCAGTCTGGTAGTTAAGTGTTTGTTCAAATACGAATAGACGGTTCTGTTTAGCTGTTTGATAAGTAAAGTATAATTCACTATCTATAAGACTATCAAAGTCATCAAACATCTTAGTGAATCCTAAAGTCTTAGATATAGACTTTCCATATTGCTGGTTAATACCGGTCATATCATCTGTGTATGCATCATACATATTTGCAGTATCAACTGTACCGAATACAAATTTACTAGCTCTAGTACCATTCACGTACTTAGTCAAAGACATCAAATAGTCATTAGTAGTTTGGTAAGTATCAGACTTATCTACTAAGTCCTTTAGCTCTTTTAGAGCTTCACCAAACATCCCCTGTATTTTTAGGGGAGCTTGTTGGACCTGTTCAATAACTTCACGAGTAGCTTTAGTATTTTCCATATCTTGAATAGCTTCATTAATAGGTTGAGCTTCACTATGTGGTATAGAGCTATTTGAGGGTAGTACAAGTTTATTAACAGCTTTAATCTTACCAAGAGATAATTCCATATCTTTTAAACGCTCAGCACTATTTTTATAGATGTCTTCAGGGAATAAATCTTTGAGTGTTACAGTTTTGATATTAGATACTAGAGGAGTAGCCTTATCTTCTTTTCTATCAGCACTAAACATATCTGGGCTACCATCACTCTTTCTAAAATGTCTATTAATAATAGAACCATCTTCATTAATACTAAGTAGCCCACGTTTATTTAACATTTCTAGGGCTTTTTCCCCTTCCTTAATCTCTTGTTCAATTGCAAGTGTAACACCTTTTTTAGTCTTAGGTATCAGTCTATAACCTCTTGACTTAAGTATATCTCTACCGATTGTACGAGCCATGTTTGAATACGAAGTATTATATTGGTTCTCCATGTCATTATCCATGTCAGTAACCTGAGCAATCTCTTCTTTAGTTAGTTTATACTTAGTGATTAAGTCTTCTTCAGATTTTTGCACTGCCATTAAATGATTTAAAGCGATAGCTATAGGTCTAGCTTCTCCCTCTGATAAATCACCAATCTTAGCTCCAAGAGGTTCTGTCTTAAAATATTTACGAAGAGCCCTAGTTTTATCTCTAACTGAACGGAAACCAGATAAAAGTCCTTTATCGCCAAATAGACTCTCCCACATTTCTGATACTTCAGTTTTTGACCCAGTAAGTAAAGTGTGTAGCATCGAGTCTTTTATGACTGATGCATCATATCTTGTTTGTTTTACTTCATCTTTACTATGAAGAACTTTTGTATCAGGTGTTGTTTGTACAATTTGCAAATCATTACAAGCCATTTAGCAATCCTTATTTGTATTTATGTCTGTTCCAGGAACTTCATCTACTATTTTAGTATCCTTACCCTTTACAAGGTCTTCAAAGACACCTTTAATATTTTGATATATTTCTAAAGAACTAGTATTATCATACTTCTTTTTAAATTTTCTGAACTGTTTACGTAATTCAACTGAACCTTTACGTTTTGCAGTTATTAAGCTTTCCGTAATTGTACCAAAATCTTCTGATAATTCAGCACCTAATTCAGATTCTTTGAAACTATCAACTTTTTTCTTCACTGTTTCTTTAACAGAAGTTTCCATATTTTCACGAGTTTCTTTATTAGCAGTATTTTTAGTAAAGTTTACAATTGAACCATAGGCTTCCTGTAATTTCTTTTTAAGTCCATCTACTGATAAGTCTACTTCATCAAGTTTAACTAATTTGTTAAGTTGATTCTGGGCTTCTTCATTAGTAAGTTTTCCTGCAGCTACTGCTTTACCAATAACCTTAGCCAGAAATTCTTTTTCACTAAGGGTTAGCTTACTTTTAATTTTATTAGTAAGTTTTGTAATAACGCTATCTACAGTGTTTTTTACATCTTCTTTGGTTCCAGTTTTAATAGCGTTCATAACTCTTGTGTTTGCACTTTTAACACCAGCTTTAATATTTTCAGTAGATAGGTCCACATCTTTAACACCAGATTCTTCAAATTTAGCCTTAGCATCAGCGAGTAATTGCTTACCAAATTTTTCCCCAAAGTTACCAGCTTTAACTAATATGTCAATAGCTTCTTCTAATATTGGTAAGTCTTCTTTACTAATACTATCTAAATCTTTTTTAGCTGTAACTACCATAACCTTAGCATCTTTAATAATTTTCTTATCTTCTTTAGAGATTCTATTTTTATCAGGCTTACTATTTGTATTTTTTGGTTCAGCTTTATTCTTATTACGCTCTGCTTTAACCTTGTCAGCAGCAACCTTTAAATCGGCTAATTTACTTTGAGTAAATTCTGTAAATTGTTCTTTAAGTGACTTAGGTTTTGCATAAGATGTTTTAGCAACATTTTTACGTATAGTTCTGAGTCTTTTAGCTGCAGCTATAATTTGTTCAGCTTTAACTTGTTCAGGTAATTTTTTCATTGCACCTTTAAGTTTTGCTGCTTTAGATAAATTAGGTGAACTTAGTTGTACCTTTTGTATCTTAGCATATTGATTAGCTTGTATCTGAGCCTCTTTTATAACATCTTTAAGTGTTTGGTCATCATAACTAGATAAGAGTTTCTCAGCCTCATTTAAACTACCTCTACCAGTAAGTGTTTCAATAGCACGCTTTACAATATTAGCTTGTTTGCTTTTTTTAGTTTTAGCTGAGGCAACAATTGTTGCTTTATCCCCTGTTACAGGTTTAGCTTTACTGTCAATATAGTTTTTAGTGGATTTAGCAACATCTCCACTTCTATTTAGTTGTTTCTTAGCTTGTTCAAAAGATACTTTATGGGCACCTGATTGTATAATTGTATCAGCTTGACTTTCTAGTGATGTCTTAGCATTATTATATGTTTCTTTAATCTCTGGAGTTAGTAAGTCAGCTCTTTCTGCTAACATAGAACCAAGAGCATTAAATGCATTACTAGGTTGCTCACTTAATACTTGAGCTAATTGTTCTTTATCAAAGCTACTAGCCAATTCTTCATTAGCTGAAATAGCTTTTAGTAATTGTTGTACTTCAGGAGCACCAAATTGTTTAACTAGCTCATTAGCTTGAGAATCTGTAGCATGTGTACCAGTCTGGGCTAGTATAGCTTGTATTTTACTTACTTGGTCAATGGCTGCAGTATTAGCCGAATTAACACTATTAATTTCTTTTTCTGCGGTACTAAGTGTATTAAATGCCTGTTCTGCATCATTATATTCTTGACCCAATAAATCAGAATGAGCTTGTTGGTCTTCTGTAGTTGCATACCCAGCATCAACATTATTTTTTGGGTTGTTGTATAATGCGTTAAGCCCGGCATCTTTATTAAGACCTTGTCTAAGAGTGTTGAGGTTACTAGGTGTACCCATAGCAACCCCAGCACCAGCTCCAAGAAACGCTGCAGTTAGGGCTTCAATATTACCTTTTTTATTAAATACATCTATGAAATTTTGAGTATCTTTAGTACCCCAATTTTGATTGAATATTTGACCCCATTCTTGGATGTACTCTTGCATACCCTCTTTACCTGCGTTTAGAGCACCAGATGCAATAAACTTTGCTGTAGCTTTAGCTACCTTGTATTTAGCTGGTTTATCTAATTTACCCCAAATTTCTTTAGCAGTACCAGATTTACGGAAACTAACAATATCTTTAAATGCCATTTTATCAAGGCTGTTCATAAATAAGTTAGTTCCCCACATACGCATATATTGAGTGGCTGTTGGGAATTGCCCACCATTATTTTTTGCAAACTCTTCACCATCTTTTTTAGTTTGTACAGATGTAAAATTTAATAGCCCAGCATTTTTTCCAGCTGAATTATATACACGGGTAGCTAGATTTAACTGTTTTCTAGCAGCTTTAGTAGCTTCTGCTTGAACTGCTTTGGCAGCTTTAGTACTCATACCAGTAGCTTTAGCAGCTTTGAACGCAGTAGTACCTGCTGCTTTAACAGCATTAACTTCACCTACACCTACAAAGAATGATAGGATAGTAGGTAAACTTTGTGTAATAGTACCTGGAGAGGCTCTAAGACCTCCGAAAAATGCATCACCCCATCTACCTTCTTCAACTGCTTTACCAACATCAGCTTGTTGTGCATTAAGTCGGGTTCTATCATACCCCCAAACTTCATCTGCATTTTTTCCAGAAAATTGGTCAAAGTAATTACGTGTAGCATCAAAATCTTCTTGTGAATAATAGTCTGTACCTGTTAAATCAGATAAACCTTTATGAAAATAAGCACCACCTGTAGCAACTAAGTCTGCAGTATCTGCTAGTAATGATTGTGTTTCACTACCAAATAATCGCCATAAACTATCATCAGTATTAGTATTACCATCTGTAGCACCATATAAGGCTTCATCAAGAGATATTTCGGGAGTTTCAGGTTGATTACCTTTAATAGCTAATTCTTTTTGTTTAGCAGCTTCTGCTAAAGCTTGAGCCTTAGCTTCAAATAGAGGTTTAGCAATAGTTTGCATTTGTACATTAGCCATAGCACCATTACCAATATCATAAGAATGGTCATTAGGGTTTATACCTTCAGAGGGTTGCAGTAAAGCTAACCCTTGAGGTTGTTTTTGTATATTCATATTTATCCTTTAATATAGGCGTAGTGATAATTTTTTTCTAATCTCTGCTGGAAGCTTATAGTCAGACATAATTTTAATAACTTTAGACTTTGGTAATTTACGCACTTCATCATCAGACATTCTGTAATATTTTTGGATATCTTTCATAGGCATAGAAGGTTTCTTAGGATGTATTAGTCTAGGATTTTCCCAACTAATAACCTCACGTAGTGCATTATACTTAGGAACATAACCAGCTTTACGTAGAGTTACACTATCATAAGAATCTCCTAAATCACTTGGGTCTATAGTAAGTGGCTTAGTTTTTAATAGTGTATCCATTTTTGTTTTAGCTGTAGGTGTATTATCTTTATCATTACTATTACCACCCGAAGTAATTTGGTGTTTAGCATAGGCAGTCATAATTTTTTTGAACCCTGGAGTTTCCATGTAAGCCTGAACTTTACGCTTCTCAGCTTTAGTTAATCCTTTTATTGCTTTAGCATATGCAGTAGGGTCTTTCTTTAAAAGTTGAACCAATGAACTAGTACCAGGAGCATCTTTTGTACTCATAGCTACACTAATAGGATTTTTCTTATCAGCAAATAATGGAGTACCCTTAGGTTTAACAACAGTAGATACTGCTGTATCTTTAAGTTGAGACTTCATTAATTTTATTTGATTGTTTCTAAATGCAGCTATAATTTGTGCTTTACTTTTTGGGGTAGCAGCTTGATAACTACGATTAATATCTTGTAAATATGCTTGGGTAACTTCATCACCTTTTGCCAGTACAGTTTTAAATTGTTTATACTGTGCTTTAAGTGTTGCTGCAGGGTTAGTTGAACCACTGACTGTGGGAACTTTACCTGTTGTTTTATCATGTCCATATTTTTTCATTTTAGCCGCTATTGCTAAACGTTGTTCAGGAGTTCCTTCAAAGATAGTTTCTGGGGCATACTCGTCACCAATAATACCATCTTGAACAATACCATTCATAAATGCTCTATACTGTGCAGGTGTAACTCCATAATCAGTAGCATACTCTGCTTGATTTTTACGCATGATATTCTGGTTTAGTGCCATGTCATCATTAAATACGTTGGATAAACCATCAAAGAATCCACGACTCTTAGTAAATTTTTCCATAATCCACTTATCATTAATTTCTGGGTCATTAGCATCAGTGTAAGTTGTATAGCCACTTCCACCAGTACCTTTAGTATTTGTACCATTGACAGTTATATTTGTACCACCTTTACCTTTAGTAGCATTAGCTAAAATATTCATACGTGCATCATAAGCATGTGTTACAGCATCATTTTTACTTTTGATAGTATCTGCACTAGGTAATGCACCGATTCTTTTACTAGCTTCAGCTTGAGCCAATTGTAGAGCAGTAGCAGGGTCATATAAACCAGTTGCTAATAATTTTTTAACTGTACCATTGATAAATTCTGTTCTATCAAATGCTTGTATATCTTTAGGTAAAGTATCATATTTATTTTGTGAATAACCATCAACTTTGTATTGTTCCATAATAGGCTGTTGTGTAGTTGGGTCAATTAGAGGTTTACCATCTGCACCAAGTTTAGGTCTAGTATATACTTGTCCTGGTAATTGGTCAAAACCTTCTGTACCTGCGGGAACATAGTGAGCCTGTACATCTTTATTTAATGCGTTTAACATATTAGTTTTAGCATCACTAGCTATTGTATCTGCAGCAGTAACTAAAGCATTATTCTTTTTTTGTTGTAAACGTATGTTACGATTATCTGTATCTAGTAAATAGTTAAGTCTAGCCTCGTTTTGCATTGAAGCTTCAGCAGCTCTAATACCTGCATTATTTAATGCTACAGTCTTAGCTTTATCCTCTTCTTCTTTTCTGATTTGGTCAGATATTTGTAGAGCTAGTCCACCAGCTTTAGAAAAAGAACCTGACGCAACGGCAAGAGCACCGTTTGCACCACTGAAATTTACGTTTGTGTTTTGCCATTGAGCCATATTATTCCTTTTTAGCTTATTGCTGAGCCATTAACTTTACGAGCTGTTGCTGCTTGTCTACTTGCTGCAATTTGTTCTGCAGTCATAGCACCACCACCAAGAGCGAGACCTACTTCATTAGCTTGTCCAATTTCATTATTGATAACTTTTGCTTTATTAGCAATATCTCTATTAGTAGATTTTTTAGTAAAGTCGAACTGGTCTTCTGCAAGTTCTAAACCTTTCCAACCTGTATATGCGTTCATTGCACTTGATAATGCACCAACTACCTGTGAACCAGTTTGTAAACCACTGGACCAAGCACTCTGTGGAGCCTTAATTTGTGTCAAAGTACCATTGGGGTTTCTTAAAAATGTACCCTGGTCAGTTGTTACAATATTGTCTTGTACATTATAGTTTGACCAATCGTACGCTTTGACTGGTGCGAAGTCGTTATTTGTTTCAGCCATATTAAATCCTTACATCTATTTTAATTTCATAATTATAGCGTATATTTACTATATTATCCCAACGTTTAATTTGTTACTAATAAAATCATCTTTATGTACATTATAGTCAAATAGTGCAGCATACTCATATTGTATGCCTCCTTTAGCTCTATACATGAAAGCATCAGTACCTCTAAGATATGCTTCTGGATGTTCTTTGTCCATCAACCACTGTATTTCATTAACATCTAAACCTTGTGTTAAATGTTCATAAGCATCATCTATTGTTTCTTGTCTTAGGTCTGCTTCACGTTGAAAGGCTTTAGAATCATCTTCCAATTCATCTAGTTTTACTCGTTCATAGGCAATAAGTCCATTGGCTAATCCAGATACTGCTGCTGCAGCTGTACCAATAACAGAGGATGCAGAAGAAGTAACAGCTGCAGATAATTGAGTTGCATTAAGGAATTCACCGGCTGACGCTGAGTTACCTAAGTAGATAGCAACAATAACTAATATGACAGCACCCACAGCCTTTAACCAATCAGGTGCTCCAGATTCCATAAGTTTTTTCATAGCATATCCAACAACTAAACCAATACCAATCATTTCAACCATGGATATTAGAAAAGCCCCAAAAGAAGAAGCTGCACCCCATGTTAGTACTGTAACAATTACTGCTACAACTATAGCTAATATTCTAATAAAGTTACCAAAGGCTTCTGTCTCGTACCATTCTAAGTGAGTTATAGTTGCTGCATAAATACTAAATTTTAGAGCATAAGGAAACACGTTCATTTGTTCACTTGTATCCAAAGAATTTAATGCAAAAAAACTAAGAGGTATCTCTATACCATCTGTCAGGTTTTTTTGTGTGGCACCAACTTCACCAGAACGGTCTATAAGAGTCATACCATTAACTACAGTCATAGTGTAAGTAATATAGTATTCTTCGGTAGCTTGTTTTCTCATTATTAGAGAATCCCCACTAATTGATTTACTATATGTACCTATAGTACCAATACGTCCATAAGTAATTACTTTATTCTGGGATTTCCATCCTAATATAACATTGTATGCACCTTCTTTAATTACAGCAGCATAACCATCATTAGCTACTCCTCCATTGGAGTCCAGAGTACCCGGGTCGTATAAACCAGAATCTTCATACATTTGAGCAAATGTTTCGTAAACTAACTTATTGATTTCTGGTGTATTATCAGCTAAATTCACACTAAGATGGACAAAAGCATCTGCTACATTACCAATATCAGGACTTGCATTAATACTGGCAGTAAGGTCATCAATATCTACACCCAAGGTATCTAATAATTCTTTACTTTGTATGTAAGCAGTGGATGATTTATTGGAATTAGTATTAACAAAATTATTTCTCAAAGGTACAATAGGCATAAGTTCTAAAGTACCGATAGCAGTAATAGCATCATCAATAGCTGGGTAAGTTCCTGAACCAATCTTATATACCCACCAGAACCACTTAGTGTCATCATCATTTTCATAGTATTTCACTACTGCGTGTAGTTGGGGAACATAAGCATCTACTTCAATAGTTTGTGTATCAGTGGATGTTGTACCATCATCCTCAGTGATTGTTCGACTACAAGTAACTACATACTTATCAGTGTCATAATCATAATCAATAGCAGTAACGGAATATTCATTACCATCTATATCCAATGTCATATTACTAGAATCATAGTTATTACTAGAACGTAGTTGATAACCTACCCATTGGTATTTATCAGGGGCAGCTTTATTAGCAGACATAATTGTAATACCACTAATATCATAAGTACTTTCTATGGGGTCTACTACTATAGCTGGGTTTAGATACATACTTCTAATATTAGTATAGGGTAATCCAGCAGCGGAGGCTTTACCTTTTTCATAGAATAAACCAAATTTACCTCTAATATTATTAGCTACTTGTACATAATGTTCTATAACACTACCATTTGGGTCGTCTTGATGCATTAAAGCTAACCTAGTCATAGCTGAGTTATAACTATCTGTATCTTGAATAATACGTTGAGTTATAACTTCAGTGGATATAATATCCTCATCTGTAATACCTAGCAAACTAAAAGCAAATTCTAAAATAGGCATACCTATTTCTTTCCACATCCATTCCAATACATCACCAATTGCATCCCATATAGCCACAACAGCTTCTACAACAACATCTACAACATCTTTTACAAACTTAACAACTGCACTCATTAACGAACCTTTTTAATTTGAAACAACTTAATAAATCTTTTAAGTGTTGTAGTTGAGTGCTCTCTAGGGGATATTTTAACGTATGGTCTAGCACCACAATTATACATACGCATACTTTTACGAGTAATAAAAGATTTAAACGATATAAGGTTTCTACCATGTGGAAACACTATCAGAAATTTATACTTACCCAAGTTAATAGTCATCATAAGTATAACCATTGCTATAGGGTCTTTTGGAGCTACTAAACTACTAGCTACAAGCCTACGAGGAAATGCTTTATCTTCACGATTATACATAAAACCAAGTCTAACACCATCTTTATATATAGCGAAAGCTTTATCTTGGTAAATACTTTGAACCATATTATCTATGTATTCTTGTTCATTTTCTAAAACTTCCCCTTGAGCCAAAAGAATATCTTTAATGGTTTGTACATCTGTATCTATATCATCTAGTGTACAAGGAACTTTTGAATATTCACCTTTAATGCTTGTGTAAAATACAGCTCCCATAAAAGCCCCCTAAACCACTAGCGACACATAATGTCTTACCTTGTACATCAAGGTCTTCTATTAACATACATATTTCAAGTATTGCACTTACTCCTTGTGTATGTCCTGTAATATCTTTATAGTAAATAGCATTTCTATCTTTAACTAATTCTTCCTCTGCTAAGTTGTTACTAGGAGTTCTTGTACCATGAGGCTTAATATTATCTACTGGTTCATCAGTGTCTACGTGTATATAAGCTTTACCTGTAGTTTGGAATGGATTTCTCTCATAACTGTAAAACCATTTAGTCTCTTTTATTTCGTAGGGGGTAGGTTCAAGAGTTAATCTTAACATTGCAAAACCATCACCACATACTAGGGGAACTCTGTGTTCCTTAAAAATACGAAGAGTGTTAAAACTTGTACGTTCTTCAGCAATAATAATTACTTCTTCACATACACCTTCTTTAAGTAGTCTCTCTGCCTCATATAAAGAAAACATAGAACTAGCACATGTGTTTGAATTTATAGATGCATATACTACTAATTCATTATGTTCCATAGCTCCAATCCATTGATGGAGACTATAAGCAGTACTTTCTTTAATAACCATACTAGTTGGTTGATAATTTACTGAACCAATATGACGAGGATTAACAGATGATACATCTCGACTTTCAGATTGATGTATATTAAAACCGCCTGCATATAACACAGCGGTTCTAGTAGTTAATGTGGGAGCTTTAATTTTAGTTAGATATTCTTTAGTGGTATAACCTTCTCTAGAGATACCTTCTACTTGTATATGGTCACCATTGTCATTAGTTGGTACTAAATGTTTATACTCTTTTACATACATCTCTCTATAACCTCACGTACAGTTATAGTATCCCAGTCAATAGTTGCATAAGGGTCTTCACCAACAGGGACATCTATAAAAATGTTGTACTTATCATCTAACTCAAGAAACAGTACAGTGTAACCAAAGCTATCTAAGTTAGCATCTTTAAGAGAGCTATTAATAGTAACTCTCATACCTTTTTCTTCTCTTATAACTTGGTTCATTGTATCTAGTATATCTTGTTCAGTTTCGTTCATGTTACTCTCCCAATGGGTTAGTCGTAACAGTGATACCTAAAGCATCCATCGCTGATTTCATAGTACTGTCAATAGGGTTTACCTTAATAGAATCTGGGATAGATTGTGCATCTTTAGCAACTGAGTAAGCAACAGACCAGCTATCAAGTTGTTGTTTAAGTAACTTATTTTTAGCATCATCATCAAACCCTTTAGTCTGACGCTCAATAAGTTTAGATTTAGCAGCTTCGCTATCTGTTTGTTCTTCTGCAATCTTATGTTGGAGTACGAACTTCATAGACTCACTCATAGCACTCTGTAGAGCACCTAAATATACTTGTGAGTAATCAGCACCAGTAATACGTCCTAATTGGTACTGAGCATCAATATGTTTGTTTACTGACTCCATCATATCATCAAATACACCATCACCTGTTACAACGTTGTTAGCATCTGTAGTTACGTTTTGTGTGAAATCTGTAAATGGTATCTGTGTTACTGCCATATTTAATCCTTTATATTTAACTTAATAAGACCCACCTAAGTGAGTCCTATAAATTAAACTTTTGCAACACCATCACGCATGATTTGTGATTGCTTAAGCTCTGCTAGTTCTTCTTGTGAAAGAGGAGGAAGCATTTGTACATTGTACTTTTTAATCTCTTTTGGAACAGTAATTGGTCTACCTTGCTCATCTTTTGATTTAACTGTAATTGTACAGTTTTGATTTTTAATTAAATCCAAATAGATTTTAGGTACATGCCACTCAACACCAAACGGTATAGTAATTCTAGGAAGACTTAATACAGCATTACTTACATGTAGGTAAGGAGTAGTTTCCCAGTCTTTCATTTGAGGGTCGTTACAAGTAAGTATAACTCTTTCTAAAGCAGTTTGTTCAGCTCTAAAATCAGCTCTAACTTCATCTTGTGTTTTAGCACCTTTTTTCTTTGGTTCAACTTTAGTCTCAGCAGGAGCAATTTCTCCATTTACTAACTCACGTAATTTGTCAGTTGAAATATTCTTTTTGTATGTAAGACCCATTAGGTCAGCTCTCTCAAATAGAGATTCTCTTTCAGATTGTGTATTTTCAGTACTCATGATTTTTACCTTTTTATTTAGTGGAAAGGAGGGTGGAAACCTCCTTATCTAGTGTTTGACTCTCTAGGAGCAACTCAAATGGCTAGGGGTTACCCTTTAGCCATTGTAAGAACTTTTGCAATCCACTCAGAACGAAGTACTAAAGTACCTTGCCAGAACTGAATTGAACTATAACCAATTTTCTCAAATGGGTCATTTGGATTTGCATAAGTACCAGGTTTACGAACGATAATTTTGAACTTATCGTTTGATTTACCACTTGATTGGAACTTGATAGATGCAAATGCACCAGAACCTACTACTAACATTGGGTAAACATTATATTTACTACCATCGTTAAGGTAAGAAAGGTCAGTACCTACATCTTCACCTTGTCCAACATATTCCATCATTTCAGGAACTACAACAATACGGAAACCTGCAATTGCACCAATTTCACCGTTAAGTGTATTTGTTTGGTTAGCCATATACTTAGAGTCAGCCCCTGAGTTTGCATATTTTTCAACTGGAACAAATGCTTTGTTACCATGGAAATCAGTCATACGCATCAATGTAGATTGAAGTTTAGAACCAATAAACATATAACGAGCAGCTTTGATATTTACAATATCAGTGTTTCTTGAACCAACGATAGCTTTAGTGTCTTTAGGACATCTGTTATCATCAAGAGCAATACCAAGTTGTACAAAATCATTGTATGTTACTTCTGAGTTAAGTAATGGGTCATCATTATAACCAGTTGTAGCAATACTAGAAGCATCACCTGTATATCTAACTACACCAGCAGCATTTAGCAAATCCATTTGTAATAGGTCTTCAGAGATTTCTCTTGCACCACGTACAGACTCACGGTTAATGTGTGTATAAAGTTCTTTATCAGTATCAAAATCCATAGAGTCTTTTGACCACTCATAGAAGAAACCATATTGAGAAATTGAACCAGAGATTTCAAGACGTTTGAAACCAACTCTATTTTTACGACCACCTGTCTCAGTAAGTGTTGGTAGTTTACCGGCAATTACACCCGGGTCTTTACTTGAACCATAAAGGTTACCATTTGCAACAGTTACACCAGAAGCATCAATACCTTGGTCATTGATATTTCTATCATCTAAAAGTGGAATATAGTGAAACTTTTTCATAGTTTGACCATAATGCTTTGTCAATGTTTCAACATCTCCAAGTGGTGAAAAGAACTCAGCTTGTGCTGAATCAATCAGTGCTTTTCTCTTATACTCATACGTGTTAAATTGTGCTCCTACAGTACTATTTGTACCATCTCCATATACTATACTCATGTGTTATCCTTAAATAAACTTTGCACCAGATTCCATTAGCTTCATGAATTCCTCATCACTCAACGTAGTTGGGTCATAAGACTTTTCAGCTTTAGCTTTTGTCTTTTGGCGTACTCCTGCTTGTTTACGCTGAGCGTTCAATGCAGGGTTTTCTGTCTGAGGTTTAGGTTCAGTCACTGGGGCTTGTTGTTGAGTAGCAGGCTCTTTAGGAAGTGTAGACACTAAAGCCTGATATAAATCAAGGTCATTTAAACCTTGGTCTTTACCTAGCAGTCTAGCTTGTTCCATCATAGCTGTTACTTTATCAAATCTGCCCATAGCAATCTCTTGATTTAAACCAACAATTAAGTTAGGATTATCAAGCATTTTTGCTCTTGATGCCTCATCCCATGTCTCAGACACAACCTTAGATGTTAAATCAAATTCGGGAGTATTCTCAATAGTAGAGATAACTTCCTCGAATTCAATTTCTTTATCACTAATACTATAATCACCTGGAGTATAGTTTAGTTCTTCATCTACATCAATATCCAAAGGGTCAAGCTCGGCTTCTTTTAATGCTTTCTTAATTACCTCAGGGTTACGATTTCTAAAGTCTAACATTTCGTTAAGCTCTTCATCAGTAACATCTTTAAGCATTTTTACACGCTTAAGACTTGGTTTTAGTGCAGCAG